ATCCAGCGCGGCGCGCGCGGCAGCCCGAGACGAATCTGCTCACGCATAGGAGACCACCTGGTTCCGGAGCACCACCTGCATCAGGCAGGCGGCGGTGGAATCATCTGCGGCGCGGAAGTCGACGCTGATCTCGACGCCCTGCGGGCCGCTCACCGGTGTGCGCGGCACGGAAAGGAAGATTCTCGGGAAGGTGACGACCAGCGCCTTGTTGGCAGCGGCCGTGTAGGCGAGCTCCAGCGCCGACGGCACCGCGCCGATCGCATCGTCGATCATGCCCGTCTCCGCGAAACGCAGCGTGAGCGTGCCGCGGGCGCTGGACAGCCCCTCGTCGACGCCCTCGATCTTGCGGTCGGCCCGGATGGTTTTCACCGCCTCCATGCCGTTCGACCAGGTGAACTCGGCGGCGGTGACGTTGGCGAGCGAAGAACCGTTGCGCTTGATCGAGCCTTGCGGCTTCTGGAAGCGCGATCCTTGCGTGAACACCGGCGTTCCCGCGGCGCTGGTCGCCGCCCGGGTCTCACCCTGGCCCAGCAGCGCGATGGTGGCGTCCGCCGGGCCGGTGGGCGAGAAATCGAGCTGCAGCTCGTTCGCCTTGACGCCCGTGAGAAGGCTGTAGCGGTTCGGCAGCGGGTCGACGAAGTCGATCTCGAACGCGTTCGACGGCAGGCCGTACGCGCCGTCCCTGAAACTGTGCACGTAGTCCGGGCCGGTGCCGGTCGTCGTCGGCGGCCCGAGCAGCATTTTGAGCCAGTGGCCGAAGTTGACGAGGTCGACCGGGACGACGGCTGAGCCTTCCACCGTCACCGTGTCGAGCGCGGGATCGCCCGTGGTGCGGCGGTCGCCAGCGCCGAGCACCGGGTCGTCCAGCAGTTCCTGGCTCGCGCCCAGCTCGAAGCTCTTGAAGGGCAGCTGCGTCCAGTTGCCGGAGGGGGCCACGCCGTAGCTGGCCTCGGGGCGCGTGCGCAGCTTGGCCTTCGCGCCGATGGCACGGGGCATGGGCAGTCTCCAGGGATGTGGGTGGAATCAGCGCCGCAGGGCGGCGGCGAGCTGCAGGTCGATGCGCATAGGCATGGGTCGCCCGGCACCGTCGCGCCAGGCGGCGGTGATCTTTCGCGGGATGGCGGCGCTGGTGGCGCGGATCGGGCCGTCGAGGTCAATGCGCTTGGCCAGCCGCACCTCGCGCAGCAGGATGAACATCGGCACGAAGCCCTGCTTGAGCGCTTCCTTGCGACGCAGGCGGCCGCGGTCCTTGCACGTGGCCACGGAGACGGCACCACCAGCAACCAGCGCTCGTGTCCTGCGACCTCGTGCGCTGACCCGTGCCTCGCCCTGCGCCACCGGCAGGCACCACAGCAGCACGTCCCGCCGCGCCTTGGCGCGCACCACGAAGGCGGTCGGGTTCGCCGCCATCTGCGCCGTGGTGATGCGAAGGCCCTGTTCGCCACGCCCTCGACGACCGCGCGCAGAATTCCAGCCGGTGGGGATGGCAAGCCGTTGGCCGCGCTTGCCGCGGATCGTGCGCGCCTGGGTGTAGGCGTCGACGATCATGGGCACCCGCGAGAAGACCCGGCCCGCGGCACGCAGGCTCTGTCCGCGCTTGGGGAAGTCGAGCTGCTGCCAGGTGGTCGGCAGGCTGCGGGAGACGAAGTTCGCGCGGACCTGCGCGCGCAGCGTGTTTTTCAGATCGCCGGTTGCGCCGCGGATGCCGGTCGTGACCGCGGCACGGCCGTCCGCAGCTACCGATTCCAGCGCGTCGGCGAAGGTCGTGTTGAGCCCGATCGCGAGGCGCATGCAGTCAGCCCGCGGGGTCGCCCAGCACGGTGAACATCAGCCGCACCGGGACTGACGCAGCCGCCACACCAGCAGCACCGTCGGGCGCGACGGTGTCGTAATCAGGGGAACCGACCTCAGCCCACTCGACGGTGCCGCCCAATGTGCGATCGGCGGCGATCGTGGCAGCCAGCGCGGCAATGATCGCGTCACGCTGTGTCTCGCCGGCGGCGAACGCCTCGACATCGGCGCGGTGCGTGATGCCGTAGGCGAGCGGCGAGAGCATCGCCTCCGCCTCCACCGTCTCGCCGTCGCGGACCACGACGAGGCCTCCGGGCGGCACGCGCTCGGGCCAGGCGGCGTTGCGTAGCGCGGTGATGCCTGGAAGCGCGCGCACCAGCGCGAGCAGCGCGGTGATGGCAGTCTCACGCCCGGTCGGCATGGGCTATCGCGCGCACAGTAGCCGGTGCGCCGCACCGACCGGGTCACGGATCGCTGCCAGCACGGTCAGCGTGTCGCTGCCCACGACGACCACATCACCCTTGGCCGGCGCCGACACGTCAGCGGCGGCGACCAGCAGCACGTCGGTCGGCCGCAGCAGCGTCGTGCCGAATGCATCGAATGTCTCATCGGGCGCGCTGCGGACGACACGGACTGCCTGGTCCGGGCCGGTGCCGCCCGAACGGTAGATCGCGGACGTCGAGAGATTGGGATCGGCGACGATCGCCACCATGGCATCGCGGAACGCGGTCACGGCTGGACCTCCTGTGGCGTCTCGTTCTCGTCGCAGATCACGCGAAGCGTCGTAACGTGGGCCCGTGCATCGACCGAAGCGGGGATGCCGCCCGTCAGGCGAAACGCGGTCGCCCGCCGTTCAGCCGCCACATCGCGAAGTTGAGCGCCGCCGCGAAGGCTACCCAGGCCAGGTAGGGCAGCATCAGCGCCGCGGCCAGCTGGCTTACCGGTACGAACAGCAGCACGCAGGCCAGGATCGACAGCCACAGCAGGATGACCTCGGCGAACGCCAGGTCCGGCCGCCGCAGCCCGAAGAACAGCCAGGACCAGGCGGCGTTGAGCACCAGCTGCACGCCCCATGCGACCAGCGCCGGCGACCAGCCCGCCGAGTGCCACACCAGCCAGCCCGCCGTCGCGATCATCAGGTAGAGCACCGCCCAGGCCGGCCCGAACAGCCAGTTCGGTGGGTGCCAGCGCGGCTTGGCCAGCGCCGCGTGCCAGGCGCCGGGCTTGAACAGTGCGCCCGACATCGCGGCCGCAAAGCACAGGGCAACAAAAGCGAACCAAGAGATCATGTTTTGGTTCTACGGCAGCGTCCGATCGCGTGGAACCGCTTTCAGGCCGGGGGCCTCGCGGCCCCGAGCCGCGCGCGGGCTGCGTCGATCAGCAGGTCGACGGCGTCGGGGCCAAGGATGCCGCAGACCTGGGCGACGAGCATGACCTGCCAGAAATTGTCGGCTCCAACCGAGATCGCCGCCATGCCGCCGGAAATGCCGAGCGCACAGCCCACCGGCAGCTGAAAGCAGAAGGTCCAGCGGCCGAGAGGCTTGTGCTGGGCAGCACGAACCCAGCCCAGGTAGCGGCCGAGCGCGCCGGCAGTACCGGCAGCGCCCAGCACCACCAGCTCCCGTTCGGGCGGCAGGTCGATCGGCATGTGACGGTACCTTCGCGAAAGATCAGGCAGCGACGCCGTCGAGCGCGCCGGCGGCGAGGCGGACGACCTGGTTTGCGGGCGCCTGGGTCGGGATCGCCTTGACGACGACGGCCGAGCCACCGGTCGCGGCGGTGTAGCCGGCGACCTCGTTGATGCCGCTGTCGGTGATCGCGGTGCCGAAGTCGAGCGGGTTCAGGTTCTCCATCGGCTGGCCGCTGGCCGACCAGGTGATGGCGGCGCGTGCGTAGCCGGGTGCTGTCACTTCGGCACCGCTCTTGCGCAGGCCGGCATGGGTGATCTGGGTACGCAAAAAGTTCTCGACCAGCGTGATGCCGGCAGCGGTGAGGTCGGCCATGGCGGCAGGGTCCTCCTGGGTGAGAGGAGTTTTCGCTGGGCGTCGTGCCCGGTGGCGCGCTGGTGCTGACTGCCGGCGTCGCGCCGACCAAGGGCGTTGACGGCTGGAACCGCGCTCAGCCGGTGCAGGGCCCGACGCCGGTCGATGCGATGGTCGACGGCCGCAAGCTGCGGCGCGGCCTGAAACTTTGGACCGTGTCGGTCTCGACCTGGAAGGCCGACCTGTATCGGCGTCTCTGGCTGGGTCGCG